CGCGGCAATGCTCGTAGACGCTGCGAAGGGGCCGTTCAATGACATGCTGGAGGTCAACGCAGCCCGGTTAAAGATTGATACCCTGAAGTGGGTCGCGTCTAAGCTGAAGCCCAAGTCTTACGGCGACCGTGTCCAAGCCCAGCTTACAGGCGCGGACGGGGGCGCGATCAAGGTGCAGAGCGTCCCGGTCGACCCCAACGAGATTGCGCCTGAAGTGCGCGAGGCGTTGCGTGCGGCGCTTATTGCCTCGACCGCTGGCGGGTCGAGCGAGGGCGATGATGGCTGATGTCAACCTATTTTTTTCCATAAAAAGGCATTGACAGACTACCCCTTGCCTTCTACAAACGGGATGTTGGAGGATGCCTGCCCGTTGGCAGGACGTTATTGTACAGAATCGAAAGGGGAATCGCGATGCCGACCGCATTGCCGCAACGCTTTACTGATTTCTACTCACGACTAGGCGGTTCGCGCTTTCATTCGCCGTGGGGTATGGATGAATGGCTCGCGTACTTTCATGAGTGCGCGGCCATTGCTGAATACGATGGCAATACATCGCGTCAATCGGCAGACGATCTCGCGTACAAACAGTGCGTTGAAAAGTGGAGACGCCAGCGTGACAACGCAAGGTGAAGTGGTGCGCCGTTGCCCCGTTTGTGGCGTAGCGAGCGAACAAGGCAAGCCCGACCGTCATTTAATGACGTGCGTGTTGCGCTTATTTGAACCTTATCCCGGTCCAAGCAAAACTGATTGTGACCACAAATGGAACTACGAAAAGGATCGTTGCCTTTTGTGTAATGAAACCTGGGAGAGATTGTATGGCTAATCGAGAGCCGACTGAGATGGAGCTGCGGGTTGCTGTTGTATTGAAAGACTACCGCGCTTTAGAACCGCAGCATTCTGACTACATTGACGCCGCTCGTGCAGCTATCCGCGCCATGCGTGCGCCGACGGATGAGATGCTAACGGCTGGTTACGCGGCTGGTTATGAGGCTGACACTGGCGTCGATGAAGTAACAGAGGTACTGGCGGAGTTTGTTTATACGGCCATGATCGACGCCGCATCGCCGGGAGAAACATGAACCTCGATCTTCCGCAACCCCGCCCGCTAACTGATACCGAGCTTGCGCGACTGCGCGAAAAACCGATGCGGCTCGATGGCATCAAAGCGCGACTAATTGCGACGATTGATCATCTCAAAAAGCAAAAGCAACCGGTGCTGAAATGAAGGCGCGAGCGATATTGGATACAGCTTCAAAGCTGATCGAGGGCGAGCGGGCAAAGCAATATGGCAATGCCCGCGAATCATTGGCCCTGACTGCGCGTCTTTGGTCTGAGTATCTCAACTTCAGTATTGATACCGAGGAAGTCGGCATGATGATGGTCTTGCTGAAGGTCGCCCGCACCCGAGGTGCCGCGAAGGATGACAACTACATCGACATTGCCGGATATGCCGCGCTGACCGGCCAGATCGTAACGGGCGATGACTGACCTATCAAAAGATGCACAGGAACTTTTGGATCGCGTGTATCGATTGCGGCGCGTGTATGTGCCGCGCTTGGAGTCGCCGCATTTCGAGCTAATCAAGGCCCGGTTGATCTCGTATTTCTCGCATGATCGCGGCTATTGGATTTCCCAACGCAAGTCTGACGCTGACATTTACATCTCACGATCCAAAGTTTTTGGCGTGAAAGAAGGCTGGGATGACTGACTTGGCGCAGCGTTGGCAGGCGTATTATGACCGCCACGTCGAGCGCGGAGAGATGGGTCATCTAATGACGCGGGCCGAGGCGGACGCCTATGCCTTTGCGGCGTGTGTAGTGCAGTGGCGCGACACGACGCTGCAAGTAACCAAGCCTGGGATATGCGCGTATTGCGGCAATGATGATGCGCCGCACACGATTGTGCCTTATGGCCGCAAGGCGTGGGTTCATGTGCAGTGCTGGCCCGCGTGGTATGCCGCGCGTGGCGCACATGCGGATGCTGAATTGAGTGGGATGATAAAGAGGATTGCATAGCCATGCCCAAGCCGACGCATGCGGTTATTGATGGGATCGAGTATCCGATTGAAGCGACGTTGCGGGCGTTGGACAGGTCCGACTGCGAGGACAGCCTGTACACGTTCTTGCAGTATGCATGGCGGCATATAGACCCGAGCCCATTTGTGCCTGGGTGGCCTTTGGAAGCAATCTGCGAGCATCTCCAGGCGGTATGCGACGGCGACATTCGCAAGCTGATCATCAACATCCCGCCACGGTGTTCAAAGTCTACGATCACAAGCGTTGCCTTTCCGGCGTGGGTATGGGCGCAGCGGTTTGACGGGCCTACGAGCGGGCCTGGAACGATGTTTTTGCATGCGTCGTATGCCCAGCAGTTGTCGCTGCGTGACAGCGTGAAGTGTCGGCGGCTGATTGAGAGCCCTTGGTATCAAAGCTTGTGGGGTGATCGATTTAAGCTTGTTGGGGATCAGAATACGAAGACACGGTTTGACAACAATAAGAAGGGGTCGCGGTTGAGTACGTCGGTGGGATCGGCACTCACAGGCGAAGGCGGGTCGTGTTTTGTGGCCGGGACGATGGTATCGACGCCTGACGGCAACGTGCCGATTGAGGAACTGAAGGCGGGGGATGCTGTTTGGGCGTTTGATTCTTTACGGGGTAAGGTGGTAAAATCACGAGTAGTTGCCACCGCCGTCAGGACATCAAATGACCTCTATAAACTACACACGGTTTCGGGACGTAGATTCGTCTGTACTGGAAACCATCCGGTGTTCTCGCCGGGGCGAGGATATATCCGCGCTGATCAATTGGGGATCGGAGACGGGCTTCTTATTGAAGGACGGGCGGTTAATCACGTTAAATTTGATTTGCGACAATTGCGGGAAACAGACAACCAAGCAGCTTTACGAAGCACGCAAGGCACTTCAGCAAGGCAGCAGGGACGCATATTGCAGCAAGAAATGCTGTTCAGCGCATCATGCGGTAAAGCATGCCAAGCCCTGCATAATTTGTTTAAAACCCGCAAAAAGTCGTCATTCAAAATATTGTTCAGACGACTGCAATCGTGCTGGCCGTTTACAGAAGCGCAAAAAGCGGTCATGTCCTCAGTGCGGTGCGCAGTTCGTTGGCTGGACAATGTTCTGTTCGTCTATTTGCGCGGACGTTTCTCATTCCCGCAATATGCGTGGGAAGGGCAATTCAAATTTCAAAAAGATTGGACGCTACTCCAATCAATTTATGGAAATGAGAAAAGTAATACTGGAGCGAGATCAACATGCTTGCGTGGCTTGTGGGGAGGTCAATCGGGAATATGGGAAAAAGAAGCGGTCTCTTTTGCATGCGCATCATATCAACGAGAACTCGCGGGACAATCGACCGGAGAACTTGATTATGCTTTGCGCGAGCTGTCACAAGCTGCACCATCATGGGAAACTTGCAGTGTCAAAAACATTTGCAGACTTAGCAGCGAGCCGGTCAGGGTCTATGACATCCAAGTTGAAGCACACAGCAACTTCTTTGCTGATGGCGTTCTAGTCCACAATTGCATCATCGTTGACGATCCTAATGCCGCGCAGGAAGCGTTTAGCGAGGCGACGATTGAGACAACGATTGAGTGGTGGGACAGCGCGTTGAGCACGCGCCTTAATGATCCGAAGACCGGCGCGTTTGTCGTTATTCAGCAGCGGCTGAGTGAGGAGGACTTGACCGGGCACATTCTGGAAAAGGATGTCGGGGCGTGGACGCATTTGTGTTTGCCGATGCGGTACGAGCCTGATCGTTCTTTTGTGACGACGATAGGGTGGCAGGACCCGCGTTCTGAGGCTGGTGAGTTGTTGTGGCCTGAGCGTTTTGGCGAGGATGAAGTTAAGACGCTGGAGCGGCAGTTAGGTCCGTATGCTGCGGCTGGTCAGTTGCAGCAGCGTCCTGAGCCGAAGGGTGGCGGGATTGTCAAGCGGGAGTGGTGGCAGCTATGGGAAGATGCGACATATCCGCCGCTTGATTATGTGATTGGGAGTTTGGACACGGCGTACACGACGAAGACGGAGAATGATTTTAGTGCTTTGAGTATTTGGGGTGTGTTTTCGGGTGATGTGAAGGCGCAGGCGCAGAAGGCGGAGGGTGGTGAGATTGTCCGGTCGTACAACGACAAGCAGACGCCCAAAGTGATGTTGATGTTTGCGTGGCAGGAGCGGCTAGAGCTTCATGAGTTGATTTTGAAGGTGGCTGATAGCTGCAAGATGATGAAGGTCGACAAGCTGCTTATTGAGAACAAGGCGGCGGGTCACAGCGTGGCGCAGGAGATACGGCGGTTATACAGCCACGAGAACTTTTACGTTCAGTTGTACGACCCGAAGGGGCAGGACAAGTTGGCGCGGTTGTATTCTGTGCAGCACTTGTTTGCCGAGGGCATGATTTTTGCGCCTGACAAGGCGTGGGCTGAGACTGTTATCAGTCAGGTGGGCACGTTTCCGAAGGGCAAGCACGACGATTTGGTTGATACGGTGAGCATGTCTTTGCGTCATTTGCGGGATTTGGGGATGTTGACGCGGGGGCCGGAGGCGATTGCCGAGGTTCAGGAGAGCATGCAGTATGTGAAGCCTCTGCCGCCGCTGTATTAGGGGCTGTTTTATGGACGGCGATGCGCTTTTAATTAAGACATTTCAACGCATAAGCACGGTTGGTGGAAGTGTAAGCGGCTACGATGTGAAGGTCGCTTTTCGGGAGCCGCCGCATCATTTGAGCACGTATACCGTCATTGCGATTTCTGATAAAGTCGCTGCTGACAAGGGGTTACGCCGCTTCATTTGTGACATGGCGGCGTTGAACGCTAAGAACAGGAAGTAGTCGATGCCGTTAGTGCCGGGTTTGAGCCCTTCGATCCGCCAGGGTGGTATTCCGCAGCCGGAGTTGCCGAGCGATGGCGTGGTTGTTGAGATTGCCGAGGGCGGGCCGGACAAGCATGTAGCGGATGACAGCGGCAAGATTTTGGAGATTGAGCATGACGATGGCTCGATCACGGTGAGTTTGGATGGCAAGTCTTTGGTAGACGAGCCGAGCCGTGGGCCGCTGGGGTGGTTTGATAATTTAGTTGAGCAGATTGACGACATGGAGTTGGGGCGCATCAGCGATGAGTTGTTGCGTGGCGCTGACGAGGACATTGAGAGCCGCAAGGAGTGGATTGAGGACCGGGCGCAGGGTTTGAAGCTTCTGGGTTTGAAGCTGGAGGTTCCTGGTGTTGGCGGGAGTGCGGAGGGTGCGCCGGTTGAGGGGATGAGCCGAGTGCGGCATCCGTTGTTGCTTGAGGCTGTCTTGCGGTTTCAGGCGAATGCGCGGGCTGAGATGTTGCCGACTGACGGTCCGGTGAAGATTCGCAACGACAACAACAACGCGACGTACACTGAAGACACGCTTGCGAACTCGCTTGAGCGTGATTTGAATCATTATCTGACGAGTACGGCGACGGAGTATTACCCGGACACGGATCGCATGTTTTTGATGCTGGGTTTTGGCGGCACGGCGTTCAAGAAAGTCTATTATTGCCCGCTTCGCAATCGGCCTGTGAGTGAGACGGTTGACGCGAATGATTTGATTGTGAACAGCAGCGCGACGGATTTGAAGAACGCGAAGCGCATTACGCATCGTGTGTTTATGAAGCCTTCGACTGTGCGGCGTTTGCAAATTCTTGGCACGTAT